AATAGGCTGTTGCTTACCTGCGACAACCTTTTGAGTTCGATTATAAAAATCTCTAGCTTCTTGTTGAGCGTCTGATGTAGATGTAGCAGCAAAATATGCGTATACTGCATACTTTCCACCAGCTGAAATACATTGCTGTAAATTCTCCATGTACTTCAAATCTTGATGAGCTGAGCCATGTTGAACTCTGATAATGCTTAAAGTAACATCATCAGCAATTACCTTATTCCAATCAATTACACCTTGCCACTCTGAGACATCAATAATCTTACCAATGTGTTGTGGTTGTGTATCTGGATTTGCCTTATCATCAAAAAGTACATTCTCAATTACTGTAATTCTGCTATTCAATCTCTGCAAAGCTTGTGTTAATTTTTCTATCCATTCCCAAATATTCATAACCTAACCTCCAACAAAATCATTTAGCCATGTTTGTAACTGTTGATTTCCACCGTATTCATTAAAACTAGAATTACCAGAATTAATAACATTATTTGTAGCAACTTTAAGATTATTCATAGCTTTACGAAATTGTCTTTGCCTTGAGTTTTGATAATCAAGAATATTTTGAACGTTAGAGTTTAATGTTATTGATGTTGGATTATCAACTGGATACGAATATGGATACCAGGTAAAACCAGTTAAGGTAAAATTCGTTGATATATCTTGTGATTTAACCATGACATGAATAACATCTCCTGCTATTGGTTTGATATCAGTAGTAGTTGTTACATCAATAGACAATGACGGTTCTGGTTGTAGTTTCGTTTTAACGTACTCAATCATTGCATTCTTATCCTTGAATCTACCATCTTCAATTGGTTCTGCTGGATGCTCACCGTATTTCTTGATAGATTCTTCATCACGATACATAAACGGTGCAAAATAATAGTATTCTTGTGTATTTGAGTTTGAATTAGTTTCTGATGATGTTTCGGTATCAGTATCACTAGGACCGTTTTTAATTAATTCTAGTGGGTCTAGCCAAGTACCATCATTAGTAAATGACTTACCAACAGCAACGTTGAAATCTGCTTTAGTTACTCCAACATGCAAATGACTTGTATCACGATAACCAATAACATCACCGACTTTAACCGTATCTCCTACATTGACTATGATATTACTAGGACTTGAAAATGCTTCTTGATAGACAACATTGTATCCCCCACCAGAAATAACAACGTAATTACCTAAGCCACTCATGTAGGACTTGATTGTAACTTTTCCACCATGAATAGCATGAACTTCACGTCCTGGATGATCCACAGAACCAAAATCTAAGCCATCATGAAAACCATTCTGACGATATCCACCATCGTTACCAAATCTTTGAGCTTGCATAAAAGTTCCTTCTCCCACACTAGGAAAAGGCCAACCCCAACCACCGCTTGTTGTAGTAGTTGTTGTGGTAGTAGTCGTTTCTGTAGTGGTTTCAACAGAATATTTGCCACCAATACAATAGACCATATTAGTTAATGATGTTGAATCAGTACCAAATTTAATCTCACTTGCATTATTCAAGTAATCTATTCTATTACCACGATTTAGGTTAAACTTATCTGCTGAATATACCATAATTTTTCGATTATCTGGATATATAATTGCATTATTCCAAGTATCAGAAATCTTAGATAACATATCAGCCCCAGTTCCGTCTTTTAGTTCTTCTAATTCTTTTTTCTCAAAACTACCAATCACTTCATAGGTAAAACCAAGATTATTATCTTTCAACCAATGGTCTAACACATCTTGAATTGAATAAGTTACTTGATTTTGATTATCCTGCTGTGTTTCATCAGTGGTTTTAGTTGTTATTTTAGTTGTTGTATTACCTTCTGTTTTCTCGTTTGTGTCTGTTTTAGTATTATCGCTATCATCAGATTTAGTAGAATCAGTTTTTAGAACTTTAACATCCGTTTGCTTATCCTTGTCTATCGGGTCAATGTAATCCTTATATTTTCTAATTTTTTGAACTTCAAAATAAACGTGAGTGGCTGTTACTTGAACACTATCTAATCCACTAGATGAGTCATCAGCAACTTGTTTAATAATATATTCTTGATTATCCAAAAAAATAGAAGCTTCGCTTTCCAACATTTGATAAGCTAAACTTCCGTCATTATATGCAGTTAATTGTAAGCTCCAAGTCTGATTTACTTCCCACTGAATTTGTAGAGACTTAGGGTCAAATAAATTCAAGGGTTCTTTTTCAGCACGATTAACTCCTTGAACTAAAATCTTACCTTGAAACATCAGATATAAATAAATGGAAAACTGAACGTGATATCGTTGCTATTCGTGCCACTAACAACAATATCATTCCATCCAGTATTTAACACAAGATGACCGTAATCTGTATTAACTGTTGCTGGGTTACCATTAACAGTTGTTACGATTCCATCTAATAAAACAGTTTCACTATCATTAGATGATTTATTGTAACTCCAGCTAGTTCCATTAGTTGTATTAGTGATTTTTAAAGAACTGCCACTAAACTTACTGATGATTTTTAAATCGTGTTTGCCAAGATAAGGGTCAATTGGTATATCACTAGGGTTATAAACTCTAAAGGATTTATCAGTAAAATGATATTCTGGATAAATATCATCTAACAAATACATACCATATTGAACCTTGGATAATTCATCACTTCTATCAATCGAATAACGATATCCACTAGGGTTGTCAAAATTAACTGAGAAAGTAGAACTATTAGCACCATCTGAAATAGGTTTAATTTCTGGAAAATTAGGATATACATATCTAACAATTGCACTTTCAACGTTAGTTCTTATCCTAATTAATTTTTTAGTTGAAAAAATACGGTTCATTTGATGTTTAGCCAATTTATAATCTTCCCATGATTTGAACTCTAAGAAGAAGTTAGCAACTATCTGATATTTTCCGATAGTCGAGTATTGGAACTGGCTACCGTCTGTACCACTAATTTCTAAAAACTGATTAGTAGTAACTGGTGTAGAATCATCACCTAAGAAATGCAAGCCTTGAACTTTATCACAAATATCAAATTCATCTTGATTGCCAATTTTTAAATAAAGTTTCTCCAAAAATTATCACCTCACATATTCATATAATTACTAATAGTTTGGTCTCTAAACATATCTTGATAGAACTTGTTTTTATCAAATTTAGGATTCAAGTTCATTGCTTTAATAGCATTGACTTGTTCAGCACTTAAACCTGCGATTTGTCCTAATAAACTGATAACAGTATCAAATTTTCTTTCTAAATTTGATAAGTCTGTATTATCTTGCTTACCACCGCTTAAAACAACATTTCCAGCTGATAGACCATATTTATCTCGAACTTGAGCTAAAATTTGCATTGCTCTAGTACGATTTGTTAATGGAATGATTGCTTCTGGTCTGTTGCCTTCTGCAATATGAGCAATTTGCTCTTGAGTGACAAAACCACCATTAGCGTACCAGTTGTGAGTTTGCCAAAAATGCTTAGCATTAGATGCATTACCATATCTTCCTTTAACGTAAGAATACATCCATTTCAATTGTGTAATTGGATTTGTTTTCCAGTCTTTACCAGCACTAGCCATCTTATTTCCTGGTAGTGACTGTGGTAAACCATAAGCACCAGAATCAGGGTTAGTTGCGTTTACTCTCCAACCAGATTCATGATTAATAATCCAGTTCAAATCTTCATACCAAGATTTAGGAATAACAGCTTGTTCCATCCAATGCTTATGACTACCTGTTGGTTTAGGACTTGTTGAATTGGAATCTCCTTCATCTTCGTTAGAGTCTATCCATTTCTTGATTTCCTTAACAATACCATTCTTGATGTTCTTGATAATGAATGAGCCTAAACCCTTAGCGGTATCTATTGCAAATTGAACACTTTTTCCAATCTTTAATGAGCCAGAAAAAGCACTTTCTAAAGCTTCAATAGGATGTGAAACAATGTTTTTAGCTAATTTAACACCGTCTGAAACATCATCCCATAACTTGCTAGCTCCAGACTTAATACCATTCCAAATTGAACCAAAACTAATAGTTCCTTTAGCGTAATAGTGCATATCTGAATAGTTTGCTAATCCTAAACGTTCAGTATCATCACCATTAATAACGTGAGAACCTTTAGGCAAGATTGTCGTTACATTCATTCCTTTGAACATACCAACTTGACCGTTAGGATATACAATTGCTTCACGTTTCCCACCGTCATTAACCATTGCTAACTGCGTTTCTGGTAAACCATTAGGATAATATCTTGTAGTACCAGTAGCCCACTTAACTGTTGGAATATGTCCAATCTTCTTTACACCGAACTTGGTTATCAACCAGTCAACACCATCAATACCAGTGTTTAATATTCCTATAACAGTGTTAATAACACCGCCAACAATTCCTTTGAACGAATCCCAAATTCCTTTGAATATATCTTTAACACCGCTCCAAAGTAGTTGCCAATTACCAGTGAATAAACCAGCAAATACTTTTAACAGCCCACCAATTACTTCAAATACACCCTTAAAAATGTGTTCAATACTAATCCATACCGAACTAAAGACATTTTTAACTAAATCTAATGCAGCAGATATAACAACTTGAATACTCTTCATTGCAACGGATATAGCAGTTAGAATTAATGTAAATTTGCTAACAACTTTAACTAAAATGAAGTCAAAAATATTTACAAATGCTTGCATGATATTTTTACCGTATTTATTGAAATAACTACTCATTCCTTTTATTAATGTCTTAAATCCACCACCAATCTTATTGAAAATTGGTGAAATAACACTCCAAATAGATTTAAACACGCCCACTATTGCAGACTTCATTAAATTAAAATCTGTACGAATTATCTTAGTGATAGTTGAAATATAGGTAACCGCAGATTTAGGGAAAATTCTATTTAATAAGTTTTCTCCCCTTGCATTATCTCCTTTGAATAAAGCAAATAGTCCATTAAAAGCCATTTTAATAGTATTAACAGTTGAAACTATTTTTTGAGCTGAACCTTTTGGTAGTAAATTATTCAAACTATCAAATGCTTTAGCTGACTTTTTATCTCCAGTGTTTGAAGTAAACAAATTAAAGATATCTTTAGTAATAGTTTTAGCACCGCTAATTGTTTTCTTTATACCATTAATTGTTGTACGTAAATTTTCTCCAAATTGATTAATTTCAACTAATTGATCGTGAGAGAAAATTTTACTCAAGTTCATATTAGCTTGAGCTTTATTTTTACTTTTATTACCTGAACTTAGTACAGTCCAAATATCTTTAGCGACATTTTTTACTTTATTAAACTCTTTTTTTACAGTAGCACCAATTCCATTAACAAAATCTCTAAAAGGTTTTATTTTGTTATACGCTAAAGTAAATGCTGCACCTAAAGCTACTACTGCAGCAATAGATATAGTTATAGGATTAGTTAGCATACTTGCAATTTTAACTCCATCCATAGCTTTTTTAATCGAACCTATTGCAGTAATCATAGAACCAACCGCTACCAATAATGGTCCAATAGCAACAGCCAATAAGGTTATACCAGCTATTGTTGATTTAATAGGTTTTGGCAATTGGCCTATCCATTGAAAGAATTTAGACAATGATGCTGCTATCTTAGATAAAGGTGGTAATAGTACTTCAGATAAACTCATTCCCATGTTAGCAGCAGATTGTTTAAATATCTTCATCTGGTTTTGAGCTGATTTTAAGTTCTTTTCAGACAATGCACCAACATAATTTTTTTTAGGAGCTTCTCTAACTTTCTTGTTTAACTCATCAAGTTCTTTAACATGTTGAGATAAAATAATACCAGCTTGCTGTCCTGTTGTTCCAAACAAACTCTTGAATATTGATGCTTTTTCTGGAGACTCTTTACCTTTCATCTTACCGTTAATTGCTTCAAAAATTGCAGATAAACTCTTTAAATTACCTTGAGCGTCTACCAAATCTTTCTTTTTCAATCCTAGTTTCCCAAGAACTGAATTTTTAGAATCAATGTCTTTAACACCAGTAACTAAATTATTAATAACTTGTCTTAGTCCAGTACCAGCTTTATCAGCTTCCAAACCATTGTTAGATAGAATACCCATAGCACTGGCAGTTTCAGACAATTCAATTTTGGCTGTTTTAGCAGTTGAGCCAACATAAGACATACCAATACCAATATCAGTAAATCCAGTTGACGTTAAATCAGCTGCATAAGCCAGTTCATTGGTTACTGTTTTAGTATTTTTTAGCATTCCAGAAGTGCTATTAACTTTCATACCAAAAGCTTCTAAAACTTGTGATGAAACATTAACAACGTCGTTGAAATCATCGCCACTAGCGACTGATGCTTGAAGTTCTGATTTCATAGCACCTAAAGCTTGGTTTGTAGTATAACCACGCTTAATCAATTCTTTGTATCCATCGCCAATTTTATTAACAGATACACCATATTGGTTAGAGTACTGAGTAGCGTCTTTTTGTATTCTTGATACATTTCTAGTAGCTTCTTCTACACTTTCTCCACCAGTTACAGCTAAGTTTTTGATTTCATTCAAAGTATTTTTGAACTCAGATAAACTACTTATTGACGTTTTTAGGCCTGCAGCTAAACCTAAACCAGCAATCGTTGAAAAACCTGTTAATTTTTGCCCTGCATCCTTTACGCTATTACCTACAGATTTATATTGGTTAGCTAGTTTCTGAGTTGAATCTTTAGCTTGTGCTTGAGCAGTAGTCATATTCTTATACTTGGAATTCATGCTGTCATAGCTAGCTTGTGATTGCTGAATCTTAGCATTCAACTCAGCAACTTTTACTTTTTGTTCCTGGGTTTCTCTAGCGTCAGCGCCTTTAACATTAACTAATTCTTTTAATTTAGCTTTTTCATCATCAAGAATACGATTATATTGCTGAATCTCTTCTTTCAAACTACGATATTTAACTAAATTAGCTTCATTAGTTTTACCTTGTGCTTGTAAGCCAGTAATGCTAGCGGTGGTTGTTTTTTGCAATGTTTCTAAGGAATCTTTATAAGTATCAGTTCCTCTTTTAGCTTCATTCATCGCAACTTTAGCGTCATTTAATTGACGTCTATAGTTTTCTTGAACTCTAACAGCATCGTTAATTTTAGAAGCGGTACGCATTGCAGCATTAGAATATTCGCCTTGAGTTCTAACTTGATTTTGGTAAGTTTCTCTTAATGAATCAATTTTACGTTGATTAACGTCCATTACTTTAGTCAAACTATCAACTTTCGCACTAGCTTTTTCATAAGCTGTACCAGTTGAAGATAATTCAGCAATGTTAGCACGCATTTCAGACTTAGCTAATCTAAATTGATTTTGAATCGACTTTAAGCCATCTGTAAACTTAGCAGCTTCCAAACCTAAAGAAACCACCATTGAACCAATAGGACGTCCTACTGCCATATGTACTCCTCCTCTCTAAAATTGATTGTAAAATTCCTCAGCACTCAATTTATTATTACTTTCAGATTGACGTTCTAAATATTTAAAAAATGCTTCACTATCCATATCTTCAATATCTTGGAATGGAATACCATTTTCTAACAATTGTTTAGTTATATCATCTAAAGTTTCAAGTGCTTCGGACGATGTTATTTTTTTGAGTTGTCTTTATTAACTCCACCCATCGCATTGCTCATGATATTTCGTAATGTTTCAACACCATCTTGTAAATCTAAGCCATTATAAATAGCTTCTTTAGTAACATTAGGATTGTTAAATAAATCAACTACAATATCAATCATTGGCTCTAACATGCCAACTTCATTTTCTCCAGATAAAGAAACAAATTTTTTTTCTTCTGATTTTGTCAAAACGACACCATTAGTTAATTTATCTTCTAAAATACGTAAGCGTGCTGATTTCTCTTCAATGTCTTTGTTAAAATCAAGAATTTTTTTAATTTTTCCAAAGTTGATCTTACGTTGTTCATAGTAATTTACCTTATCTGTTTCTGGATCATATAGTTTAATTGAAATCATTAGTGACTACCTCCATCAGGAGATAATACTGGATTTGTTACTGCATTTTCTGTAATAGTATTAACAGCTTTAAATCCAGGGAACATCTTAGCTACAAAAGTTTCAAATGTAGCTCCAGATGTTTCGGAACCCTTAGCTTTAACTAATTTATCTGAACGTCTAGTGATTGCAGAACCAGAAATTGCTACATTGTTAGGTGTTTTACCTTTATCTTCTGATGTCTTCAAATCATCAGCGTCAACTGTAGCAAACTTAGCTTTAGCAATACCAATCCACATTTTTTTGCCTTGTAGGTCTTCTGCTTCAGCAATAACAGCACAATATGGTTGTGTTACTGTTGAGTAAGTTTCTAAAATCCCATTGTCTAACTTATCGCCTAATACTTCTGTTGCTACATCACTAGGTAATTCAACGGCTGTAATTTCAACTTTACCAGTACCTGTACCAGCATCAGATACATAATAAGCAATGTTTGAGCCATAAACAGTGTTAGATTGACCTTGAAAGCCACTTGTTTTAAGTTCTACAGCACCACCAGAATTACCATCAATAGCAACTACTTTTGTTACTTGTTCTTTGTCGTCCATGATACCGAACAAAATACGATTGAAACCAACCGTACCAATTGCAAATTTATTATCTGCCATAATTTATAACCTCACTTTATTATTTGATATCGTCTTACACGCAAATGCAAAACTTGAAAATCATACTCATAATTTGTGCTAAAATCAGTAAAATACACTTCAAAATCGTTGTTTTTTAGTGCTTTCTCTACTAAATTTGTTAATTTTTCGCCTGTTTTATTGTCTTTTACGTAAATATCTATCTGACTTTCAGATAATTCTCCACGTTTAAAGTTACTAGCATAATCAAAGGGACTATTGCCTAAGAAAGTAATTTGAGCAAAGGGTAACTTCTTACTTTCTAAAATCGTTTGTGGAATTTCACGCATAATAAACGTATTTGTATTATCAAATTCATCTAAAGTCTTTACGATATTTCCTACATCAATAGCGCTAATTCTCATAGACCTAATTCACTCCTAATCACGCTGGAAATCTTACTTTCATATTCTTCTTTTGAAGAATCTATCGCTCTTTCAATAAATGGATTAGCTTTCTGATTAACAGTCCCTAATTCAACAAAATGGACACGCCAGTAGGTATCTTCTCCGAACCCAACATTGACGTGTCCATACTGGTCTACCCCACTGACTTGAATATCATCTTTCATATGCTTGAAAGTTGTTTTCTTGCCAGTTTTCTTATCCATTTGTCTTTGAGCTTTCCACGATCTATCAGAAACATTTTCATAAGGTGTTTGTGCTTTTAGTTCTTCAGCAAATATAGGAGCAGATTCTCTAACGGCTTTGTTACTAATTCTTTTTGCTTTATTTCCTAATTTTTGCAATTCAGAAGTGATATTATCATCAATCGAAAAACTCATTAAAACACCACCTATTCCAACGATTTTTGGCAAATAATTACGTCCCACATCTTATATTGAGTGTCAATGTTGAAATTATTAATCTTGTAACGTTCATTGTTATGGATTAACTCCATATCAGTTGTAATTTTAGGCTCGTTTTGGAATCTATGTCTGATTACAAATTGTGCTGATGTTGATAACGTGGATAAGTTTTTTTCAACGTCATTAGCATTTTTGCTTCTCAGCATCGCAAACAACATTGGATAAATTATTTCATCTTCTGTTGCTATTTCATCACCATATTCATCAACTTTCGGAACTCTTGGACGTACAATCTTAATGATTTCTGTTAAATCTCCAGTTTCAGCTATCATTTTCATCACTCATTTCTTGTTTTTGAGCATAAATTCGATATTTAGGCTTTAATTGCAGAATTATCTCATTAGCACCATACAAAATAGGAACTTCGCCTTTCTGAGTTGTAGCAGAACGAGTTTTAAAATAATGGTCTGCTAATTGAATAACTGCTAAATCATATAAATAGTTATCAGCATAGAAATCTAGATACTTAGTACCAATAGAATTTTGTACTTTAGATTCAGCAGCGTTCAAACATAGCGTTAGAACATCATCAAATACATTACTATCAATCGCTATTGCTCGTTTAAATTGGTCCAAGTCCATCATCTACACCACCTAACCAACTAATTTTAATAAATCAGCTTTAGCGGCGTTGGATGAGTAACTAATACTATGAGCATCTAAATATGCTTTGATTTCAGTTACTGTATTAGCATCAGTTGGTTTTACATCTCCACTAGGGTCAAATTTGGCAACCCCACTATCAGGTCCAACAATTGAACCACTGTCAACTGATCCATCGCCTGAACCTTGTGGGGGAACTATTTTGACGCTACATCAGCAATACGGAATGCACTAGCTAGTAAAATCTTGTGATCAAACCATGCTGTTAGTTGAAAGTTGTTTACACCCTTGTCGTAATCTTTCCATTGTTCGTACAAGGCAGAAGAAATTTCGTAATTTAGTTGAGCATATTTAAAGTTACCAACAACTGGTTTTTTTGCCAATTCAGTAAAACGAACTGGGTAACCCAAGATTTCTTCAGGAGCCTTACCAAACAACGATACGGCACCGTTAGATAATTCTTTAATCATCTTCAAGTAATCTGGTCGTGTCATATAAACTTTAATATCGGATTGAAATTCATCTGCAATATCTCCTGCAGCTTGTGTAATAGCGTCAAATAAAGTTGAACCAGATACTTTCTTAATGTTGTTTTGAGTTGAGTAGAAACTCATTTCTTCTTCACCAGGTTTTGCTGTTTCAGCAAAAGCCACTTTCTTTTCTTTACGTGCCAAACCAGCTTGTAATTGAGCATTTACATGTTCTACTAAGTTTGTATCAGTACCATTCAAGATTGCTTCAGAAATAGCTACTTTAAGTTTTGTCTTATTACGTCCAAACTTAACTGTATCGCCTTTTAATCCAATTTCCTTAGCTACTTCTTGGTCGTTTACAAATGAGTCATCATCAATTGTCACATCAATACGTGGACGTTCCAAATTCGTCACTGCCGTTACCAATTCGTCATCACGTAATGGATTAGTGTCAGTTGGTTCAGCAATGATGTCATTTGCAATTGTTACTGGTAACAACTTAGAACCATGAGTTGTTGAGTCGTCATCACCTAATACTTGCTTGTAGTCAGAAGATAACTTTTGGCCACGGTAAAATTCAGCCTTAGCATGAATTAATTTTTCTTCTGCTGTCATAGTAGGTGTTTTTGTTTTTGTGAATTTAGCACGTTGTTCAGCTTCTTCACGCCCTACTTGTTCTTTTAACATGTTATAACGTTTCTCTAAAGATTCTGATTGTTCTTGTAATTGCATTAAATCCTTATCAGCAACTGTCGGATCTCCTGCTTTCATTGCAATTTCTTCATTAACTTTCTTTAATTGTGAACCTAAAGTTCCTAAATTTTGTTTCTTTTCATAAAGTGTAACTGTCATAATGTAACTCCTCCTAATGTATTATTCACATAATCAATTTTTTCTTTTGCTTTGACAATTAGTCGCTCTCGGTTAATCGAATTACCTGGAGCAGATTGTTTAATTAATTGATTTGGAACGTGTTTATAACGTTCTAAAAACTCGCCTGGTAAACTAGCAACTGCTTTATTTGATTCCAAAACTTCATCAGCTAAACCATAATCAACAGCTTCTTGAGCTGATAACCATGTTTCTTCATCTAGCAATTTGACTAATGTTTCTTCATCAATCTTCCCGTTTGATTTAGATAAATAAGTTTTAACACTTGCTTGAGCAATACGGTCTAAATTATCTGCTTGTTTTCGTAATTCTTTTGAATTACCCATTGCAACCGCCCACGGATTATGAATCATTAGCATTGAGTTTTCAGGCATAAAAATAGTGTCACCACTCATAGCAATGACACTTGCAATTGATGCTGCTAAACCATCAATATAAACATTGACGTTTGCTTTGTGCATTTTCAGCATATTGTGAATTGCTATTCCTTCAAATACACTTCCACCAGGCGAATTAATATGTAAATTAATAGTCTTTACATCGCCTAAATCATCTAAATCATCTTTAAACGACGTGGCAGAAACTTCTTCGTCATACCATTTGTCAGAAATAATTTCTCCATAAATTGCAATTTCGCCAACGTTATCTTGAGTTTTGCTCATTTCCCAATACTTGATTGGTTTCTTCAGTTTTGGTTCCATTACCATTTGAACTCACCCCCTTTCGTTGTGCTGGGTCCATATCTAAAGGATATAAGTCACCAGATACGAATAATTTATCTGCAAACTCGTCTTTAGATAGTGGCAAATCTTCCAACGCTCTAATATCATTAGTTGTTAAGATACCAGAACGTCTTAATGCTTGATAATATGCTGTACGTGCTTGAACATTACCACGCAACAAACTATTAACATTGAATTTAAAATACATTCCAGCTTTTCTTTGTTCTTCTGTTAATAATTTATTAGTTAATTCTTGTTCATATTGTCTAGCAATTGGAATTAATGTTCTTTGTACAAATTGACTCATCAAATCTTCGTTATTAGTAACAGTAGATTGATTTAAAAATGCTAAAGGAACATTAAAAGCGTTAGCTATTCTTGTATCAGTTATCTTTTCAGTATTAATTAAATCACCAGATAAGAATTCTCTAGGTAGTTGACTGATTTCAACGCCAGGTTCTTCAAACAAAACACCACCGTTGTCTCTAATGAAAGCTCTAAAATTATCAATAACATCTTTTCTACTCTCATCATCAACATTTGAACCGTAAGTAACCTTAAAACTATCCACCTTAGACATTTCAGATAAACTGAATTTCTGTACCGCTAAATCGAAATCTAAGGCATTTTTAAGCACGTCTAGTGGGCTTATACCTAATAACCTTGTTGACCCTGAAATGTGCTTTAAATGTAAAATATTGGCCTCTGAGACAAGTATATTTTCATTACTACCTGTTATCTTATACCAAATTGAATTATCATCTTGGTTTTGCATAACTGTCACACAAGTTGGAGATACTGGATATAAATTAACTGGTTGCCAGTATTCATCCCTTTCAATCAACACATAAGCATTACCGTATTCATTACGGTCTGTTTCTAACTTTTGGATAAAAGAAAAAGAAGTCATGGACGGATTAGGATGGTATTTTATTTCCATCGCTAAATCACTGTCTGTAACTTCTTCATAGTTCTTATATAGTTTTAGTGGCATACTAGCCATTGCATTAGATAACTGAGTAATTACTGAAAATACCGTCTCGTTAGTTTGTAATGTTGAACCAGATAAACTAATTGGGAAAGGATTACCTGTTTTCAAACTAACTGGTCCACTAGCTTTTTTATTTCCAGTGATTAAACTTTTTATTTTATTCAAAAAACCCAAAAATAATCACCTCCTTATCTTAAACTGACAAATTTTATTCTACCTGGTTTTTCTTCTACATTTAGATTTTCCCATAATGATTCATGAGCATTTAGTAACGCTGCGAAACCGTCAATTTTTCGATTACGTGATTGTTTAGTTGGCATCCAGTTGTTGTTTCTATCTGTAACCAACTTAACGTTATTCAAGTACCATCTAAACATCAAATTGTTATTAGTTACTACCTTGCCATCTAATAACAACTCTTTCATGTTCTGCATTGGACCACCTAAAGTAATAAATCCTTGTTTAACAACTTTAGTGTTAAAACCATATTTTTGTAATGATTGATTTAAGAATAATGCTTTATTAGGATCATAATTAATTTGTCTGATTTTATACTTCTTAGCTTGCTCCACAAACCAATTATAAACATATTCATAATTAACATATTCTCCAGGAACAATTGTTAAATATCCTTGCTTTTCCCATTCGTGTAAACGTTCTGGATTTTTATCAATTCTGACTCTTTCTTCTGGTACAAATGACTGCATTTTCCAAAAAATAGAACCATCATCTAACTTAAATTCTAAACCAGTAGCGGTAAAGTCTTCCGTTTCTGATAAGTCATATCCACCTATACATGAACGTCCTAATAAAGTATCTTCATCAATCACACGTTTATTTTTATTAATAGTTTCAATCGTTACAAATGATAATTCATCAGTAGAACTAAAGATATTAAACTGTTTTGTCAACCAAGTAGCATATTCAGCAGGAGTTCTTTTATCTTTGATGTAATCAGATATCAAGTTTACTGTATCCATTAAACAAAGATTAGGATTAGCTTTAATCCATAATTCTGGGTCATCGCTTTCTTCAACTTTATCTAAACTTGCTAAATAATAGAATGTTCTCTCGTCAACATGAGCATCGTAATCTGACAAGGCATCTTTTCCGTTGTCTATAAAGTCCATTAAAGGACCATCTAAAACATATCCAGCAGTTGAGATATACACAATTAACGGTTGTAATCTCGCACCCCTGGCTTGTTTCATCGCTGAAATTAAAAAATAATCCTTATATTCATGAATTTCATCAAACACGGCGAAATGAACATTTTCACCATCTTTATTATTTTTTTCAGCAGACATAGGGACAATTGTAGAATTTGTCTTTGGAAATCTTATTTCAGAACGTGTTGTAACAAATCTCTTATTCAAATATGGACTTGCTTCAATCATTGCCTTAGACTCATCATATAATTTTCTAGCCTGAGATTGAGCATTAGCCAAAAAATAAATATTAGCACCACGCTCCCCATCAAATCCAGCCATATAATCAGCTAAACCAGACTCCAATGTGGTTTTACCATTTTTACGACCAACGAAAACTACTCCTTCACGAAAACGTCTCAAACCTGTATCACGATGCACCCAACCAAACATTGAACCAACAATAAAATGTTGCCACGGTTGCAAAATTAATTGAGCATTGACTGACTTTGACGGTTTACATTTTTTCTCAATAAACCTAATAGGCCTGTGTGCTTTTTCTTCATCAAATATCCAAGGAAAATCTTCATCGCCTTGTCTATCCAAGTCTTTCAAATGACGTTTGCAAGCTAGAATAACATTCTTACCTGCTGGAATATCACCTTCAACAACCATCTTAGCGTAATACGTTGTTAGAACTACTGGAGATGGTTTATCTAAATAAGCCCAACCTAGCATTGACTTTCTATAATCATTCCACCATTTTTCTAACTGAGTTTGATTATATTGTAAAATTTTAGAAGTCATCGTCATCATCACTTTCATCATCTAAGTGAATCGCTAATGACGCTCTAGCAGAAGGAGTTAATCCAAGCATGTTAGCATATTTGGTTAATGTTGCTGAAGCATTCCTTTTCTCTCTAATTAATGGATTAACCTTACCATCAATCATGTTTCCAGTCTTTCGAATTTTACGTTTATAAGACAAGTAATCATAATACGTATCACAATAAACTGCTAGAATATCCACATCAACGTCAGATAATATTCCTGTTGGTTCCATCAGCTCTACAATACGTTTAAAGTTCTTTTTCGCTCCAGGTTCTAACCAAGAAGGTGGTTTTAAATTATTAGATGAAATTTTTAGTTTTTCTTCATTCTTTTTACGTTTATAAATTTCTTTTTTTGTTAAGTTGTTAGGATTTCCTTCGTATAAATGCATCATCGCACTTTTGGCTGCTTGTGGCATAAAAATTAACTCCTTTCTTCCAGATTTTGAATTACTTTTTTTGATTGAAAAACGAATTTATCGTAAACGAAAGTCATCACCGTTGATTTAATAACGTTTCTAGCGTTTTTCTGACCTAGGGGGGGACTATAATTTAAAGTCTGGATTTGCTTTAAACACAAATACTTCACGTTTCTTTTCTTTCAGTTTTTTGTATTTGTCTTTATCTCCACTAGGTTTTTCTCTATGTTCTTGGTTGTGATGTTCCAAGCAGATAGTTTCTAGATTTTCTAATTTTAATCGTTTATTAAAATCATCTTTAATAGGAACGATATGATGAACTGTATTAGCTGTTCTAACTATTCCTTGCCTCAAACACTCTTGACATAGATAGTGATCTCTAGTCAGTGCTTGCTTACGTGCTAACTTCCAAGCCTTGCTATGATAGAACTTGATGTACTTATCTTCATACATGTTAATCTACCCACTTAACTGTAGCATGGTAATTAATATCTTTACCTTTTAATTGATTGTAATCCATAGCTTTCAAGGACTCTTCTACCTTAGATTTAGATACAGTAATCAAAGCATTAACATACTTCCCATTGCTTGCTGTTGTATGAGTAACTTCAAATGGTAATGCATCTAATCCTTTCATCACTTCATCGAATTCTCTTTCGTCCATCAGCACAACTCTTTGAGCCAAGTCAATCACTATCCTTTCCAAACAAAAAAGCTAGAGAACTTAAGAAGTAACATCAAATACTTCAAGAACTCTAGTCTTAAAATAAACAAATAAAAATTAAAGTTAATAGATATAAACAATATCTCATGTACTAATTAATAAAAGGTCGGATGATTTCTTCTAGACAATTATCATCATACACATCATAGCATGGATATACCGACTTGTCACCGACATCTTACCGACATTGACCTGACATTCAACCGACATAACACTGACACGCTACCGACATTCAACCGACATAACACTGACACGCTACCGACATTCAACCGACATTATACCGTCAACATATAATCGTTCTATCTGTCTATCTGAATAAGACAATTCATCAGCAATATCATTCAAACTATATCGTTCTAAAAAATAAAAATCTAAGACTGTAGCTTCTAATTGATTATCTAAGTCTAATAACTTTTCTGCAATCTCATTTCTAATATCAATTGATTCACTTACCATTTCATCAATTTTATTTTCAAGATATTCCTTTTGAGCTAAAACGTCATCTAAGGTTTTTTTAACTGAGCTAGAAGGTTCAGATGAATAAGATACACCCTTTAAATCATAACGTTCGTTGAGTCTATTTAATTTGTCTTTCAATCTATCTATCTTCGTATGTATTTTTCGATATCGCATTAAATAAGCTTTATTATGCTTAAATTCATTGTCTATACTCATTCAAATTAAACCTCACTTAAAATTTTTTATCTTTGTAACAGATGTAACAGATTGTAACAGATTAACTTTTTCGATCTGTTACACTTAAAACCTTATTATACCAACGTTTGTAAGCCCTATTTTTGAAGTGTAACAGATGTAACAGATAAAATGAACTTCTTATATATTTTTTAAAAATAGAAATGGAATATATTAATTATTTAATACTATTATATTATATATAATAAAAAATATATAATATAGGGCGACTCAAACTCGTTACATCTGTTACAAAATCGCCAAACCCCTTGAGCCACAAGGGATACAGCTGTAACAGATGACCTTTTTTATCTGTTACAACTCGTTACAACCTGTTACATGTTGATTTATAAAGTTCATTGCATTTTACAACAACTGATAAATAAAATATTTTAAGTAAAGTGTAACAGATGTAACAGATTATTTTTCAAGTTCACAAAATCTTCACAATTTTTGAAATACGTAAAATTTTTTATTTATGTTATTTCGTTGTGATTTAAAATTATATTCAACGATTAACTAGAATCATTTGTGTTTGATTTGATCTATTACCGATCACGTTAATCTATTAATTTTTTCTATCAATATTATTTATTGACAAAATTTTTATCCGATTTTATTAACTTCCTTATCATATAATTCCTTTAATACATCTTTCCTACCATCTTTGTAACCACGATCGTATTCTTCATGTTCGTCTGGATAAGAACCATTTTTCCAGTCAGTTACTAAATCTGGAATATTTGTACCTAGAAATTTAGCTATCTCTTCTAATTTCTGAATAGATGTGTTTGCATCCGAATTGTAAATAATTTTCTGATGTCCAACTTCTTTATATAAAGATTCTTTGGTTAGTTTCTCTTTGTTTAGAATGTAGTTAATATTTTCATGAACCACTTGAGTTATTGGTCTTGATTTGTACATTAATACCACTCCTTATAAACTTCTAATTGTATTGATTAATTGTTCTTGCTTACCTTTCCATTGACGCTTGGTTTTCCGATAATCAAAATGACCGTGATGTTTGTGGAGTTTTCCAGTTTCTTTTAACCCTAATTCACGCTTACGAATCGTCCACGTTAAACCAGTTTTGACATCTCGAACGGCTGCAGTATTTTCATAAATAGCTAATACTTCGACTTCTCTATGTTTGTAACCAAAAGGATCTTCAACGTTAAAAAATACCTTACCTTTATATTTGTAAAAATCAGTTTTGTTTATCATATTCATACCTTCTCAATTTTAAGTTTGTATACTTTGTTAATTTTGATGAACTCGATTTTTAGATTTAATTAGTTTCATCATCAAACTTACTTCGATCTGCAATAACATTATTTTGATAAAACAAGGTGCCTTCAGAACTTGTTAATTTGCAGTATTCATACCGTCTACCCCATATTTTGTTATATGGCACTTCTTCGTTATTTTCATCAAAATATTTAATCGTATGGATCCATTGCCCTCTCCAACATTTAAAATGAACTTTCAAACCGTCCTTAAATAATATTTCGCCTTCTGTATCAAAATTCATACTTACACCACCCAACTTAAAACCATTAGCATTGTCATACAAACAATTATTGTGATAGTGACGTAACCTACACTTGTTATTAGTTCTAAAAGCCTAACTTTATCTTCATACTCAATCAAATACACAAAGTAGCTTGAAATCATAAACGTTATTCCCAGTATAATCATTCCATTAATAATTAATTCTTTCATTATCTTTCACCCTCAAAAATTATCATCATGAATGTTCGCTATCACAGACACTTTAACTTGTGTTTCTGCTTCTATATGATTTTTAGCTCTGACAATCATGTTGTGTAATTTGTCGTTAATAAAATATTCAACTAAATATAATTTCATCTAATCAATCCTTTCTTTCTCTTATATTTCTAGCTAGCTAAAGCCTTGCCACGCTCTCAAAAACGTGTGACCGACTCAAATCTTGCGGATACAAGGTGGATAGTTACAGACTGTACGAAGAACATGTTACGGAGGTTTTTCTCCTCTCAATTTATTTGTCTGTAACTTGTGTATTTAAAAGATTAAGTAAGTTTTATAAACCCTAATTTTTGGCAATAAATTTGCTTAGTTGCTACGGTATAAAATAATGGGAAAGAGAAATTCACCTACCTTTTCTAATAAATTTTGTGTTTTGTAGCTCCCTTGCATCTTTACTGCCTATGACTTAACGTCCTTTTACAAACGCTAAGCCTATACTATTTATGTCGTTATTTGTCCTTGTATTTCTTTTGCTTTCTTTTTTAAATTCATATTTTCATCTCAATTTTAGGAACATATCCAATAAAATTAGAATCATCTATTCTAAATTTTGCTTTATATTTTTTATCTTCATCAAAATAATATATTTGAAGCCATTTACCACTCTCATTAAAAACTGAAACTCGCTCAAATTTAATTTTCTTACCTTTTAAAAATACTATTACACTTATCGTGTATAACGAACTAAGGCTTGAGTTTTTCATTGCTTTACGCTTCTTGCTAATTACTAATTCATCTATTTTCTTACAAATTTTATTAAATACTTTTTCATTAATCTTTATCATTTGACTCAATTCTCCAAATCGTTGCAAATCAATCTAACTCGATTCTGCTTATATGTTTCATAACAATACTTAAAATCTTTCCGATTTCTCTAAAATCTTCAAATTTGAGATAGGCATAGTCTTCAATTTCCCAGTTATCCCTATCGTATCTTGTGATAGTTATAATTTGTTCTTTGTAGTAAATTCTCAGCTTATCTAAAAGTGTTTCATCAAATTTATCGTCATCATCGTAATTACCTTTAAGATCTACGGCATCGATTCTAAGACCTTCAATAGAGCCATAATCATCTGGATATTTTCTATTTAATTCCTTAAACATGCTTAAAAAGTTTTCGTTCATAGTTATACTTTCCTTTCTAACCAATTTTTCTTAAATGCTTTCCTACAATCGCAACAGCTTTAGTGATAATATCTAAGTCTTCGTATCTGACTACAAAAAATCTAATTGAACATTTATAAATGTAATTTGGATAAACAGAAACTGTATTCCCGTTGTAAATAATTTGGATTTCTTCAACGATTTTTTCGTCAAAACCTGGTTCATCTTCATAAACCTTGCCGTTTTCATCAATTGCCAGTATGTACAATCCATGATTTACACGATCATAAATTTTAGGAAATTCATTCTTTAAATCCTTTATCATACTTTTCATATTTTCATTCATCCCAGTGAACCCCCAATAAATCAGCTACTTCTTGATTCTTAGGTAACTCAATTACTTCTGAAAATCCTAAATAATTAGGTGTATCATTTCTGATAAAAAATGCTCTAGTAGCTTTCCTTGATAAGCAATCACATTGAGTTATTGAACCATTCATTCCACGAATAGACATGTTAAAAATCAAAAATGGAATTGCTCTATTTGATAATTCTTCTGCTTGATACCAATATGCTCTTGGATCATAGGTAAAGGTTGGAGATGTTAAGAACTTAATTAGTGGATTATCAGTTTCTGGGCGCTTGTATAATGGATTCTTTAATCTATCATTCCACCATTTAGCAATTAGCATTGAACCAGTACCTGCTGCCGGTTCGTAATAAGTACTCTTATCTTTCCCAACTAATTGAGCAACTAGATTAGATACTGAACTAGGTGTAAAATCTTGTTTCTTTGATTTTCTTTCAGCCTGTTCATCGCCAAAATATTCTTGAAACCATTCATAACTCATATCAGTTTCAATTTCTAAAAATTTCTCAAACGTTTCTTCACGCTTTTTAGGATCTAACATTAAATCCATCATTTTTGTTGGAGCTTTAAAAGCGTCATCTATTTCTAAAATCTTATTAACTGTTTTTACGTCAAATTTCATTCTTATTAATACCCCCTGTACATTCCATTAGCACGTCTACATGGTACACATATCAAATCGTTAGGATAAACAATTGAATCAACTTGATATGTTTTAATCTCTCCACATATATGTTTAACTGTCATTTGTTGCTTATTATCATCAATATTTATTAGTTTCCATTCTGGATTTGAACTAAGTGCTTTTAATGCTTTTACCCTATCGTTATCATAGTGACTTGGTAATCCATATCTACATTTACATTTAGGTCTAGTGATTAAAAGAATTAAATTACCTTGAGTAACATACCTTTCTTTACCACATCTCCTACATTTAATTTTGATTTCATCTTCAAAAGTTTTACCTTCGTCAAGAATTTCCCAGTATTGAGAATTTTCTTTTAATACTTTTAAATTCAAGGCTTTGATTTTACGTTTCTTACATGCAAAACATACTGGTTCTTTTTCACTTAGTATCTTTTCCATTGTTTTGTATCCTCTGCTTAACGTGTAATCTCCACATTTATGTTTAATCTTTACGAATCTTCTGTCGTGATAACAGATTTCCCAATCTGGATATTTCTTGATTAACTCTTTTGTTTTAGCTAGCATGTTGTCATATTTAGCATTCCTAGCACATACCTTACATACATCGCTAAAACCATCTCTTGTAATATTAGATAAAATCAGTTCTCTTTGATGACCACATTTTTTACAAGTTATTCTGATTACGCTAGATAAGCCTTTGTGATCTTTGAAAGTAAAATCAAACTCTGGATGTTTCTTTCTAATTAATTCAAGTCGTTCTACAGCATGAACTTTCAACTTTTCAATTCTTTCTTTAACTTGCAAATCCAAATAATAAGGAACATTACCTTGAATTGGTTCTCTAAATCCTGTCATATTTTAGAAACACTCCTTACGATTTCTTGATTATCTCTAACCTTTTCTGTTTCTAATCTATGAATATAAACTTCTCTAGTTACCGTATCGTCAACGTGTCCTAATCTTTCAGCAACAGCTCTACTATCAATACCTTGGCTAACTAGATATGTAGCATGTTCGTGCCTTAAACCATGAACAGACATAACTGGAACTCCTGCTAGATTACAAGTCCATTCCAGTCTTTTATTAAGTGTTGAATTATACTGGAATCCTTTGATTGAACCAAAAATACTTTCATCTTTATCAGCACCTTTAGCGTTCCTATGAAATAGATATAAAACCATTTCATCTACTGGAATTGTTCTAACTGAATATTTGTTTTTAGTCGTTTTGAATCTTCTTGCAAAATCACGATCTCCACCATGATTTTTATAATCTAAGGTTTTGTTGATAGATATTGTTTTATTTTCAAAATCAATATCTTCTAATGTTATTCCTAAAATTTCAGCGTATCTCAATCCTGTTTTCAGTAAAATCAAAAAGAAATTAGCTGAAGATGAATTTAAATGTTTTAAGGTATCTACTAACTTCTTCATATCATCAAGTTCCATAAACTTGGCTTTTTTCTTTCTAGTGATACCTTTAGGAATTTGAGCGTCATAAGTAACATCTCTGTCCGTTAATCCGTCAACGTTATAAGCACGTTTTAAAGCCCAAGCTAATTGATGATGGAAGTCTACTGTAGTAGCTTTTTCATGAGTCTTACCAAACTCATTTAAAATTTGTTGATAGTCATTTGCGTTCATGTCTTGTAAATACAAGTCGGGACAAATTTTCTTCAAGTGTCTATGTGACAAACAATATTTATCGTATGTTTTATCTGCGACTTGATTAAGCTTATAAGTATCTACCAAATTTATGAAATAATCAGTGAATAATATTTTCTTTCTCCTACCCAACTCAATCACTTCCTAAATTCTTAGTTATCCTTTTTATCTTTTGATTCAGCTCAATTTGTGCTACTCTAGCTTCAAAAATTTCTTTATTTTCTGAACGTAATTTCTTCTTATTTAAAACACTATTTACACCTTTTCTGATACAAGCCAGGTTATTAATATCAAAATTTCTTTTGTTTCCATCTAAGAATGTAACTACATTATCTTTAGGAACTGGACCGTTATATTTTTCCCAAATTAATACATGTTTTAGTTTCCATCTTTTATCTCTAGGACCGTTCATTTTTACTTTAACCATTACATATCCATCAGACGTATATTCACTTCCTAATGGTTTTTCAGTAGTTGATTTTTGACCTTTTTTAAACCATCCTTTCTCAGAACCAGGAAATTTTAAACCTTTCATCCCTTTATTCCAAGGTTTTTGACCTTTTTTAAATTTTCCACTGATACCGTTACGAATGTTGCGTCTATAACATGCCATTTTCATATTATCTAAAGTCCAAGGAAAATCAGGAAATTCTTGTTTAAATAATTCAAATGATTCTATCCAAGGTTTACCAGGAACATTAACTTCCAACCAATTAATTATCTTTGGACTCAATTTTTTTGACATTTTTAACCTCCAATACTTCAGGAGTTTTAACATCTCCAGTCAAATCAGCTCTTAATTTCATAACTCTAAATTGCAAATCAGCACTCTGAATAAGTTTATCTGACACATTACTAATGGCTTTAGCTCGTTTTAATTCTTCGTCTAGATTTAAGCTATCATCATTCAAACGTTCTAATTGTTCAAACAAAACATTATTCAAATCTTCCATTTTATTTCTAACCATATCATCAACTCCATTAACTTTAATTTAATATCGATATTAAGCGGATAACGGGACTCGAACCCGCACTTCCAGAATGGGGAGTCTGGCAGTCTACCTTTTAACGTATACCCGCATAATTACCACTCAAATGTGGTAATATCTGTTAATTACTTCAATCTTTCAAAAAGTGTTTTTGATTCTCTAAGTACATCAGCTTGTAATCTTCTTGCCTCTCTAATTTCATCAACATATCTAGTTGTATTAAATTTGTAATAAGGTAACTTTAGTTGTTCTCTAGCACTTTTGAGTAAAAATATCGCTGCATCAAGTTTTTCTTTATCGTTCATCTTGTAAATAATATGTCCCTTCTATTAGTTCGTATTCTTCAACATCAATTGATTCTGGAAAATAGTTAGATTCTCTACTTCGTCCAATTTGTTCTGCTATTTCATCAGCATGTTTTTTAGTTGAGTAAATTCCGATAATGTTATGAAACAGATCAGTTCTGGTATGCCATATTTCAACATCTGTACTATATCGGGTTCCGGTTACTACGAAAATTTTATTCATCTTCTGCATCTCCTTGTCTTATATTTTTCCCGTAATTCATCTTGATAAATCATAAAATCAAGGTTACGTTTGGTGTAAATTAAACTAAAAATTATACAAATTTCTGCAAAAAACATACCTAATATTTTTAAATCAAAGAAATAAGCTATTTCCAAAAATAAAGTTACTCCGCTTGCAAATGTAGTAATACCAATTAAAACTGATAATAATTTACTTACTATCTTCATCTTCTAGCTCCTTTAAAGTCCAAGATTTTGTGATGATGAAGATATCACGTAGCGGTTCATATTCATCAATAACAACATCTTCTGAATTAGCACTATATTTATAAAGTTTTGCTAATTGAATAGCTGTTGTTTTAAAAGGTGTCATAAATAGTGTTGGACCTTTTCTGATTTTCAAAATATTAATATCTATGAGATTCTTCATTCGCTTTTGATTTTTATCTGATACGATGTAAACTTTACTCATTATCTAATGCCTCCATTACTCCTCTTCCTTTATATAAATTCTGATTACTTTGCCATTAACTCTCGATGATTTGCTCGTTAAGTTAAAATGTGATGTTATTTGACGACTAAAACTAATGTTAGAAACTGAATTTAAACCATTTCTCAAACAATATTCTGTATATAATTTATAGACATCTTTAGTTGGTTGATTTAGATAATCAGTTTCTTCTAAATCGTCAAAGAACCCTAAAATTGGATTATTTTCGTATTCGTATTTTTCTAATTCTCTATCTGCTAACTCTGATTTAGTGAATCCATTATTTTCTAAAATACGATGCAATGCTTCTATTGATTTAACAATTAGATATTTAATTGCATTTTCTTGTCTTAAATCATATTTAATATATGGTTTGTAGTCTGGATCTTTAGGAGAAAATGTAGCATTAAATGGAACAATAACCATTCTGCGATTCAATGCTTTGGTATCTGAACCTTTCCCAAGTCTTGGTATTGAATTGGCAGAAAATAACAATTTTGAGTAATTTTCAAACATAAAAGGATCTAATCCTTTACGTTCAGCCGTAACAGCTTCACCAGTAACTAACTTTTTTAAAATTGATGTATCTTTAATGTAGGAATCAGAAATATCATCGCCAATATTTGCTAATTTTCCAGCCAATTCACTGGTTTTAAATCGTTGATCCAACTCAGACACATCTAAGGATGAGATATTTTTACTACCTAACAGGGTTCGTATCATGTCTAAATACGTTGATTTACCGTTAGCACCTGAACCAGTTAAAATAAAGAATTTACCCAGTTCATTTCTGCGATAGAATGTATATGCAATAATTTCATACAACAAATTAACCAAATCACGTTGATGACACGCTAGTTTATCCATAATCTCATCAACCAAAGAACATTTAGCACTAGGTTCATAATCATAATCAATTTTGTTAGTAATTATGATATTAGGAGTGTATGGTTCTAATCTTTTTTCTTTGATATTATATACACCATTTTTGAATGCTATAAAATTAGCATCTTGTGAACTGTAATTTTTAAGACTTTTAATATCAATGTACGATAGAACTTCTTGACGATTAGAACGCCTAATACTTGGTAGAATTTCAAGCATTTTACTTTCAATAATTTTAGTTCCAGCAACATATACACCGTCATCATAACTATGTAATTGACCGTTGATTTGTTTAATGTTTAGTTCTGAAATCAGATAATCCCCAAACAGATTAGGACTAAATTTACCGTCAACATAAAAGACTTTTTTGTTAAAAGCTTCATCTCTAGTGATAGTTTCTAACTCTTCTACAGGTAATGGATCTTCAAAAATATATTTGTTGATTAACTTGAATGTTTTCTTGATTTCTTCTTTAGACAAGCCTTCACTTTGCAGCGTTAAAATATATGGATAAAGGGTTTCATTTCGTCCATCTCCTGAACGTAAATTATCAATTTTTATCTTTTTAGAATTACGTTTACTTAGTGGACGTAACCAATAAGGTAACTCCCCTAATTCATCTCCAGTTAAAGCTATTTCTCTTTCTTCGCCATTGATTTTCAAAGGTTCAAACGTTGAATTATAACCATATTTAACATCTGCTACTAATCCTATTGGTAATAACAATTTAGTTCCATTACGTTTATTCTTGTTAGTGTTTTTAAAATAGAAGTGAACCCCATGTTCTGTAAATCTTGCGATGCAAGGATAATCTAGGTCATCTAAGATATCTAGTAACTTATCTGAATCTTCGATGCTATCAACATCAAGCATGATAATATCTTCTGCTAAAATCCCACCATAAGAATCAAACTTTTTTACGTTATCCAACGTACGTAATTTTTCATCTGGAACATCTTTGAATTTCTCAATCGCCCCCTTTTCATTGGATTTAACGTATCCACGATACAATTTCAATTAACTCACCCCAAACTGCTTCAATCGTTTTTTGGCCATGTCTATATACCATTGTTTATCTAGGTATTCTGGTGCTTTTACATTTTTTATATTGTCGTTAAAAATAAAACATTTCTCAGGACTGTTAGGAAATTTAGCAGGTCTACCAGTAACACAATGAACCTTTAACAATCCACCATCAGTATCTTTTTTGCTAGCAAATGCTCTAACACATCTTTCGTTTAAAATCTCACCGTTTAACAACAAATACTTATATTTACTGGATAACTTAGCGATCAATTGAAATTGTTCTAAATCATCACAATCATTAATGGTATCTTCTACTGGAATGTTATTGACAAAATAATTAACCAAGGCTGTATTTAAAATTGGTAAATTATTATCCAATGGATTTAGTTTTTTAACATAAGCACCTTTAGTTTTGACGTGTCCATCAGTTCCAATCATGACGTAATTATTAACGTCTTTTTGGTAAACACGTTTAAATTCAGTAAATTCTAAACTCAAATGTGTTCGTTTCTCCCACTCCCAAGCGATATCATCAATTAAATCAAAGTCATCTTCACTTCTTAACTTAACCAAAACACCATCTGTATTTGATTGAGTAATTTCACAATAAGGTTCTAACTTCTCGATCAGATCCGTTAATAGTAGTTGTCCGTAAATACATACTCGATTTGCTTGTCTTGGATCATATAACGGATTATTTTTATCTTTCATCGCTCCATAAGTTGAGTTAATAACGATTTTTAACGGTGCTTGAAGTGGGTTGCCTTCATGCTTATATTTAACTCGTGTATCATAGATTTCTTTGAATTTTCTTGGGTCTTTGATTGAGCGTGATAATAGTCCGTATTGAATCATTAAACTTGGATACAGACTCGTCACGTCCATATTGATAAAATATCCTTCTCCAAAATATTGTGGTTTAGCTCCATGAACTCCACCCCAAGCATAGATATGTGGAACACCTGCAATTTCAGTTTTTAAAGATTTTGAATAATCACGATTTTCTTGATTTTTATAGAAATCTAAAACTTGAGTGTATTTTTCAATTTTTAGAATATCTGGAAAATCTAAATCAAATTCATCATGATAAACTTTCTTTCGTGCTTCTAAAATAATTCCTGCCATTTGAGCTTTACTCTTAGATAAGTAGGATAAATTCATCTTTTTTGTAGGTAATTTACACAATTGAAGTTGAACATTAAAATCACTTTGACGATTTAAAAATACTTCCATTGTTTCTTCAACGTCGTGTCTACAATACTTAATAGTTTCGTCAATTTCTGCTTGGGCCAGCTTACGTTGAATATTGAAATCTACGTCAGATTCTTTAATGTTTGAACCCATAAACCCTTCAAGTGACTTCAAACCACCATCACCACGAATCATCACATCGTAGTTAAACATCTTAATTTGTCTGAATAACCTTGACGCTTTCCAACCAGGTACGCCTTTGTTAATAATCATGTCTGAAATTTCGTAAGGATTAATATCACGTAATATTGATTTATGTATCCATTGATCGTAATGATTGTTGTTGTAACCAACCCAAATACAATTTTCATGTTCTTGATGAAACTTCTTTAATTTTTCAGAATCATTAATGATTACTGTTTCGGTTTTAGTTTCAGGATCTTTAATAACGACTAACCAATCGTATTTAAAGACTTCATAGTCATAAAAAATCAACATGTTAAACACCTCATTTAACTTTGACTGTTATTACTAACAGCTTATCGACCTTAACGGAATCGAACCGTTATAAAATCAAACCAGATAGGTCAACCTTTCCTTAGGAGAGTAAATTAATGTAGCATTCCTGGTTTACAGAAAAATGCATTATCCCTAACCCGCCCACCACATAATTAACGATTAATCATCATAAACTTCTTTGATTTCAAACGTTGGATAACCTTTTTTAGATTTTCCATATTTCAAGCGATACTCTAACCCGTCAGAATCAAGATCATCAAAAATCTTATTGATTAATTCTTCATATTGACTGAAAGTTTTAAATTCAACATCATTATCAGTACCTAATGAACGTAAAAATTCATTTACAATGTGAATTTGAAAACCTTTAGTAATTAGTTGATTCATGAAAATTTTAGATCCCTCGAAATCTCCTTCTAAAATGTTGAACCAAACTGTAACCATTGGATCTCCTTTTTTGGAAGATGTACATTCTAATTTCTCAATTTCAACCTCATAGTCTCCAGTTGGTACTTCTCGATATTCTCCACTTCCACCATTTTCTGTTGCTTCTTTAACTTCATCTCTCAATGCTTCGTTATCAAATTCTTTGTCAAATTTAGTCCAATTACTCATGTTTTAAGTTCCTCCTAAAATTAATCTTCTTCGACTTGTCGTGTTCTGCGACGACGTCTTCTTGGTTTTTCTTCCTTAGGTTTTTCTTCAGTATCTTCTGCAGATTTTTCTACATCGGGATCTTCTACAGGTTCTTCACGTTTTTTACGTTTACGTGTCTTTGGTTTTTCTTCCTTAGATTTTTCTTCAGTATCTTCAATTTCTGCTTTTTGAGTTTCTTCTTCGTCAACATCTTCAATTTTTGTTTGTTTGCATTTTTTAGGTTTATTAGTATCAACTAATGATGTATTGTAAACATCAACCAATTCATCATAATTTAAGTTAATTGAATCAACTGATAAGTCACTCAATCTACCACCACCGAATTGAGTCGTGGTAGTTTTAAAACTTAAAATATGTTCGTTATCTTCAACAACTACTCGACAAACTAAATCAACCATACCAGCAATTTTATTTGCTACCTTCTCTTGAATGTTGGGTTTAAAGGTCGTCAACTTAGCACCAGCACGACTTAAAATATCCTTAGTTGAATCTTCGTGAGAAATTAGAACAATGTTTTCATAATCTAAATTAGTTACTCTACGCATAGTTGATAGAAATTCAGTTCTAACTTCGTCCCAAGCCTTGAATGGATCGTCTGATTCATGTTCAATACCTAGTTTGTCATACATATATAAACGACAAGATTCATATAAGTCTTCCACCAAATCAACGACGATTGTCTTAAAATCGTTGTCTTTCTTTTCCAATTCGTCGATGTATTCTTTGAACACTTGCCAAGCAAATTTACGACTTGTTCTTCTACCAGTAGTTGTAACTTCATCTTTAATTGGTACCACTGGAGCGTCTACATAACTTGTGTTTCCATCAGTATTTAGCATTAATGGATCTGGAAATTCATTAGCAAACGTAGTTTTTCCAGTAAATGGAGCGCCATAAATCCATAATTTTCTACGTGTAACTTCTGTTAATATTCTACGTTTATTTTCAGGTAATGTAACCATGTTGTATGTCAATCCTTTCTCAACATAATCTCGATAAGGGCTATATTTCCAAAATGGATCATCTTCATTTAAAGGAAATTCAGTAGCTTCTGACATATGTTTAGCAGCTGTCAACCATTCAATAACCTTATTGGGATTATATTCAACATCTTTAATTTTTATTTGATAATCTTTATTAATTGCTCGTTTTAATCGTTGTCTGAATTGATATTCAGATTCTGTTTTCTTTTGCTTTAATCTAATTTTTGGAATGAAAACATATCTAAGATGTTTTACTTTTCTTCCAGTTTGTTCAAAGTAGTATTTGTACAAATGAAGTTGAGCTGACTTCATATAATTATCGATTGAATTTGAATATTTAAAATCATAAATATCAAACGTTCCATCATCGTTTTTAACCAACATGTCAATGAAACCAATATAATCTTGATTGCTAAGCGTTACTTCATAAAATCCATATTCAGGTAATAAATCCAAAACTTTCTTAGATAACAACTCAAGCTTGATTGCTTCTTCGATGTGTTTGTCATTAATTAATGGATATGACATGTAATACTGTTGAATTGCATTTTGATTTTTTTGAATTAGTTCATGCATCGCAGTCCCTAAAATTAATGGATCAGTTGGTTCAAAATCTGGTAATGTATCTAACTTTTCAAGATACCTGAGTTTATATTCAAGTGGATTTCGCTCAAATGTAGATACTCTGGAATATGAGAGTTGCAAGCTAACATCACCTCAACAATCTTTTTAAAAGTATCAAACCCTTGTGGATATAGGATTAATCCAATACCATTAGTTTGATTAATCAATTTTGTATTTCTAATTTGCAATTCACTAGGTTGTCCTCGAATATCCTTTAATTCGATACTCAAGAAGAAACCGTTAATGTTGCAGATTAAATCAGGAATTCCTCCTGATTGAAATCCACCACCCCAAACTTTGAAGAACCAACCGTTATCTTTAATGGTCTTATCTTGTTTTTTAGTGTTATTCTGGTATATCCCTTGACTCTCTAAGTATTTTTCAACCTTTTTTTCAAATCGTTTTTCTCCAGCCATTACTTCACCTTAATTCGTACATAACCCTTGCGATTAGTTACCTTAGGATAATCATTCAACAACATATCGTATTCTTCAGGTTCTTTTTCTTTAAATGTTTTCAAGTCAACACTTGTTGATTGAGTTGGAGCAACATAAGTAACTTTTACGAAGTCATTATCGATTGATTTAACGTTATATTGTTCCATTTGCTTTACTAATTCATCTTTATATTTCTTCTGTTTGTCTTGAAGTTCCTTAATACTATTCTCTAATAACTTTAGATCCTTGAATAACGCAATGTTGCTTTGTTCAAATCCTGTTAATTCGTTCATTCTTCTATACTCCTTATTTGAATATTCCAATTTTTACCTACACTATGTCCTTTTACTGCTGGAACCTTAATTTCATTAACCATAGAACCTTTACCAGCCTTAATTAATGAATCTACTTTTCTAGTCCATTCTCGTTTTTTCTTAATGTATTCAGTCATAACTGTTAAAATTTCATCTTCAGTCATTTGAAACTCTTCTCCATTAATCAAAATCACTTTTAAAGAGTTCATCAGTATAATCTCTCCTTTCTTTTAAAGCTCGATAAATTCGTTCTTCTACTGACTTTTCAACAATTAAGTTGTAATAGAAACACGATCGTTCCTGTCCAATGCGATGTATTCGTTTCTTAGATTGCTCATACAACTCTGATTGTTGTGGTGGAGTAAAATAAACAATTTTATTAGCTTTTTGTAAATTCAAACCCATTGATCCAGCTTGATACTGAATTAAGGTAATTGAATTGTCCTTAGTTTCATAATTGGTTAGATTTTTAGTCTTACCATTGACAATTGATATTGGACGTATTTTGTTTTTAGCAATTTTGACAATCTCATCTAACTCACGTTCAAAATTGTAAAAAATTATCAATCTATCTTCTGTTGAATCAATCAGATCTGATAATCGATCTAATTTTTCTTTAGAATACATACCTGACAATTGCCTTAATCCTAGGAGATAAGTTAATGCTGTATCCCCTAATAATTCTTGATTATCAAATTCTAAGTACTTATCTTTTAAAAATTTCCGATAATTACTCGATTGTTTAACCTTAATCGGTATGAAATTTTGTTCTGGCAACTCAAAAACATCTTCTGTTTTTATAAATACAGCTCCATGTTCTCTAAGTTTCCTTTTTAACCGCTGCACATTTTTATACGGATGATCTTTATTAACAACTTTAAATTTCTGAATTCCTAAATACATGGTGTCCCAATTTACATAAATCTTGTTGTATTTAGATTTAGTAATATTCCAGCCCAATAAATGAGCTTGACTCCATAAGCGTTCATATTTACCTGATGTTGGAGTACCAGATAATAAAATAATGTTGTCTGGATGCATTTTTAAAATGTATTTAGTACGTTTAGTTTTTTCATTTTGAATCATGGAAGATTCATCTAACATCAATGTAAAATCATGTCTGAAAACTGATTTGAGATCACGTCTGAAAACTAAATCGTAATTAATAATCAAAACGAATGGTCTTAACTTTTCATAACTATTTAATACTTGATTCAATTGTGTTGATTTAGTACCATCAAAAACTTGATACTTATAATACGTTTTGAAGTGATTGATCCACATAGGAATCAATGATTTTTGACAAATTAATAAATTAGCTCGTTTATTCAATTGATGTAACTTCTCAGATCCCACAAACGTTTTACCAAGACCCATATCCAAGTAGTAAGCTACTTTATTCATATCTTTTGTTTCTTCTAAAATATCTTCTTGATGTTTAAATAACTTAATCTTGAGCAAGTCTTACCACACCCTTTCAAATACTCCCAATTACATGATTTTCATCACCAAAACCTGGTAAACGATATGGTGATGCCAACACTTCTAATTCATCATTTGAGAAATATATTGGCTTGAGTGAATTATCATATCCAACTTGAATGTCTGTAATTTGTTCGTTGTACAGCATTACAAATAAGCTCTCAATCATTTTAGTGTTAGTTGCAAATTCAATATTTGGTATGCTATAATAGCTATTGAAATGGTATTTAGCATTATCGAAAACCCCATAAACATCAGGTCTGATGATCATGATGTTTTCTTTAAAGCTAATTTTTGCAATTTTACATTGATGATTTATTGATTGAAACATTTGTTTTATTGGTTTAACTGGTAAGACAAATGTTTCTTTTTTATCTTGATTCTCTTTAAATAACTTCTCAACAAAATCTTGTTTCTTATCGTCTTTGATTTTTTGATCTAAATTACTATGAATCTTGACTAAACAGCCACCGTAACCATACACAAATGAATCTTCTGTAACATACTCAGTCCATTGATTAAATCTTTTATTTAACTTCTTCAATTTGTTTGCATGACTTTTGAAATTCTTAATCCCTATCATCTTTTACATACACCTCATAACTTCCACAAAACGGACAATAATTGACTTCTCCAATACCATTTATTTCAAAAACTCTAGAACAAGCGTTACAAACAAACTTACCGATTACTTCCATCTTCATCACCCCAATTCCAAAAAGTACCATCTTCAATCGCATCAACCATTGGAGCTAACATCAACCCCAGAAAAATTCCTACAATAAGAATTGCTAAATTAATCATTTTATTTCCTCCTCATCTTTGCGTATTTCCGTTAAAGCCACTAACGATAAAGCAAACCAAAATACGAAACCAAAGCCTATATATAAGTGACCCATTCCAAAACTTAGACCACTAAAGAAAATTGCTACTAAAGAACTTAAATTTATAAAACCTTTACCCATACTATTCATTACTTATCACTCCTTACTTTATAAATAAATCTTTTAACCAATTAACTAATACGAAAACTGATACATAAATCAGGCATCCAATCAAAACTACTAATATGGTTCCATTCATACCCTTCCTTTCCAATCAATCCTTCTTTTGTTTTCTTCCATCCACTCGCAAGCAGACTTGGCAAAAATCATTTGTTTCTTACCTTTCCCACCGTGTGGATTTAAGCACCAACCACCTTTATCAAAATCAATCTCATCAGCAAATGGTAAAATCACATAGCGTCTTACCCACTCTGCTGACTTGTTCGAACAACAATGTTTCCTAAATTCATTGATATCCCAAGTTACACCTTCAAGTGATGTTTTGAAAATCTGATTGATAACATCATTTAAGTAATTATGATTAATGTTTACTTGTAATGCTTCCATTTAAATCACCTTCCTTGTAATCAGGAAACACAATATAAGCATGACTATTTAATCTTTCTGTAACGTGTTCTAATACGTATTTTGCTTGATTAATATTGAAATTATATCTATCGAAAGTTTCTAAAATCTCATCTTCACAACCTTTAAATTTCTTAGTATTGATAAACATTTATAATCACCTACTTATTTTGAAACAATCCAAGAATTGCAGAAACCAATGCAACAATTGACAAAAACAAAGCTAAATTATCCATTTAAATCATCCTTTCCAAACTCTGATAAAACGTATTGTACCTTTTAGATTATCTTCTACGGAATCGCCATATCTTTCAGTGACAGCTTCATATAGTTTTTGATAATCTGTTTTCTTTTGATGAATTAATTTTCCTGTTACTAATTCATAACTAGATTTCAAAGATTCTTCTTTTAACTCTTCGTCAGAAGTTAAATTTGCGATCTTATATAATAAGTTTGCTCGTTTCAAATCATCTGTTGATTGATTCAGAACTTGTAGTGATTGATTTCTAATCTGCTCTTCCATTTTGTTGAACGCATCAATGTACTTTAATTTGAATTCGTCTACCTTACGTCCTGTAAATCCCATTGCAATGAATGTAAATCCATCACGATTAAGGTAATACATTTTTCTTTGTTCACCTTTTTTGTCTGTATAAATTCCTTCATAAAACATCCTTTTATAACGAGCTTGATTTTCAGCTGATTCAATTTTTGCTTCAATTGCTTGAATTACATTTTTATGTTGTTTTTCAAAAACTTCTGCTAAAACCAAGCTTGTTGTTACAGCTTGCTTATCGTGCATGATCACCAATTCGTTCATTTCAATTCCTCCTTATTTAATTCTTAAATCTGAAATGATTTTTAAAATGACTCGATTTCCTCTAGGTGTTATCTTTCGCCCAGTTAAAAAGTCGGACATGTCTTGTTTTTTAATACCGTACGCAACAGCTAATGAGGTAACTGAAATGTCATTCTCTTCAAGGTACTCCACAATCTTATCTCTACCTGCCTTTGTTTCTGGCACTTTAATCACTCCTTTCTTAATCCCTACCCACCCTATTAAGTAAGCTATTAAGTAAGTTTTAAATAGAACATTTTTATAAAAAATATTGACTACTGACCCACAATAATGTACTATTAAAGCGTAGTTAATAAGCACAACAAATAAGACTCATAATCAATCTTGGCGGAAATAATTATGTTCATATCGTTGCTTATTAACTGACAACTTAACTTACAAGAAATAGTATATCCCATAATAATGTGATAGTCAACAAAATTATCCAATTATTTTATACTTTTTTCTTGTCTAGCTTTTTTGGAAAGGACGATATTGCTATTATGACAATACTTGAACGTATCCAGGAGCTTGCAAAGAAAAGAGATATTACTCTAAAAGAATTATCCTTAGAACTTGGTTTTAGCAAAAACTACCTATATTCTCTAAAAACGCAAGCTCCTTCTGCTGATAAACTATCAAAAATAGCTGATTATTTTGGAGTATCTACGGATTACTTGCTTGGCAGGTCTAGCGATAAATACGACTTATCACCACAAGAAAAAATAGATATAGGCATTGAAGCTGAAAAAATGATGAAAGGACTGAATGACGAAGGTTCTGTAAATTTTTATGGAGAACCCATGAGTGAAGAAGATAAAGAAGCTACTTTATCAGCTCTAAATTTATTAATGACTATTAACAGAAAGAAAGCTAAGAAAAAGAAAGATATGAATTAGGCGGTGATTATGTGACATTAAAAGATGACGTCAATTCATTAGTTGAACTTTATGGAACTTGTGACCCAGAAACTATACTAAGAGAGTTAGGTGTATCTGTTTGCAATACAGACTTACTACCGCCTAGCACTTTGGCGATGAAAGTCACAAGCGATGAAGAAACAACAATAGGTATTTTAGACAACCTATCTGAGCACACAAGAAAATTTGTTTTAGCTCACGAACTAGGGCATGTTGTAGAACACGCTAATAATTCTACTACTTTTTATAGGGCTTTTATGTCTGGGTACGATATACCTAAGATTGAAGCAGAAGCTAATAGATTTGCTTTCTATTTGCTATTGAGTGGTTTAGAACTAAATGAGTCGTTTAATAAATATGATTTTGTTAGATCCTATGGTTTGCCAGAAGAATTAGCCAGGTTTGTGAATATTTAAAAACGATACATAAAAATAAAGGAGTTATCATTATGATTTTACCGTTAAGAATACTAATGTTTTTACTTATGTTAGCCATTGCCTATTTCATATTTAGATGGAATAACAATAACTTTAAAAAGAAACGTTGGTATGCATTAGCTATTATATTTGCTTTAGCTAGTTTTGGAGCATTAGGAGATACTCCAGAATCTAGACATCAAGAAGCAGTTGAAAGTAGCAAAGCAGAAAGTTCTTCAATTAAAGAATCAGAACGTAAAGAGAGCATTTCTATCGAAGAAGATGCAAAATCTTCAAGTTTATCAGAGAAAAAAGCTAGTTCTATTAAAACTAAGCAATCATCTGCTAAATCATCTGAAAGCAGCTCTAAGAAAATCCCAAGAGAATATGTTTCTGCTTTGATTAAAGGACAAGGATATGCTGATAGAATGTACATGTCTAAAAAAGCTATTTACGATCAACTCACATCAGATTACGGTGAAAAATTTTCTCCTGAAGCTGCCACTTATGCTATTAACAATATTAAAGCTAATTGGAATAAAAATGCATTGCAAAAAGCTAAAGATTATCAAGAAGAACAAAACATGTCACCGGATGCAATCTACGATCAATTAACTTCTGATTCTGGCGAACAATTTACTCCAGAAGAAGCTAATTATGCAGTTCAGCACCTTGATAAATAAAATTCAAAGGAGTAATTAAAATGACAAGAATGTGTTTAATAGATAATGAAAAAATAGGAATGATGACGAATTCATTTAAAACTAAGGACGGTAATGTTTTATGTGTAAAACACGCTGAAGCACTTGGACTAACTCCTAAAGATGTTTCAGAGTCATCAACATCAGATATTCAAAATAGTTTCAATGATTTAATGAGTGCCATGAGAAAGTTCAATATAACAGATATCAATCAGTTATCTAAGAATGAACGTAAATCTTTAGCTTATTTAGCTAAAAGAAATCTAAACAAGTTATCTCCAGATATCTATAAACAAGTTGAAGATATTACAACTCAAATAGCAGGTAATAGATTAATGCTATTAGGTTTAGGGTTACAAGGATCTACTCAATCTCTAACCCCTTCTTATTTGGCAGCTATTCTAGAACAAAATTGGATTTTAATCAGACAAAATGAACAAATCATTGAGTTATTAAAAAATAATAATCATTAACATATTAACAAAAAGTCGTACACTTAACTCATGTACGACTTATTTAATATACTGATAACCATATAATTATTTTAAGAATATTGTTTTTACAAAATAAGCTATAACAGGTAAAACAATACCACTAGTTAATAAAGTGAATTCCAGGAAAGAATTCTTCAATGTAACTTTAAAAGAAATTGAAAAAGAAGTTTTAGATAACTTTGATGCGACGGTTGAATTTACTGAGTACGCTAAAGCTGAAGAATATAGGTGTAGCTTAGAATTGAGTGAAGAATAATCTCAGTTATCAATTTTGAACATTCTTTTATAATTGTTCATGTTTTAACAGAACCTGTATTCTACTTAAGGAGGAACTATTATGACACCGGAAAATTATTTTAATTTATGTAACTTACTTATCAAAACTATCAATGATTTTTATATAAGAGATAGAGACACCCTTCTTTTAAAAATAAAAAATAATGACTTAATAGTAACTTTATCAAAAGAAATTTCACCTCTAATGTTAGAGCAACAAATTGATAATATACTTATGGATATGATTAATATCGGTTTAATTAATGGTAGCGCTACCTCGACAAAGATGGGACCGATTTTTACATTTCGAGGCCTAACTTCTAAAGGTATGGAATATATTAGCTCTATCAATTCGAATACAATTAAAAATAAAATGAAAAAAGCAATACATGATGAAGGATTACCAATAACAATACCTTCTTTACTAAAAGTATTAGGAAAAACAATTTGTTAATCCTTTTATACAATGAAATTTAAAGATCATAATCTCGCCAGAATTGACGGCTTTAAAACCAAGAAAGGAGAACCAGATAAAAATAATAGTAAACCTACTCATATTTTCAGTGGTAATAGAGCTGTACGAATTCCAGAACGAGGAAAAGGACCAGCTCCTGCTCCTAAACCTGTTAAGAAAGATAGCTAGTACCTAAGAATATATATTTTGATTTTCTTTTCAAAGTCTACCAAAATTCTAGAATCTTTGTGCTTTGATGTTTCTTCTACTACTTGCTCAAAACTATATTGATTTTCTGGGGCATCTAAAGGGATTAATGCTAAATCAAAGTAATTATTATCTCCAGATTGTTGATAATCAAGATATCCACACGTTATAAGATTATTATCAAAGTCAAAAACAAATAATGTTTGTAT